GGTTAGCAGTCTTAATGTCTGGTAGTGCGGTCATGATAGGGCCACGACCATATCTCTCCCCTGCTACCTTAGCCCATCTGAATACTATCCAAGGTGAAACATCAAAGTAATCTTCAAAGATGACATGCTTAGTTGCCTCCTCGATAATCACATACTCATAAACCTTCTTCTCTGGATTGTAAACAGTTGCCTCAATGATTGATACCAACTGGTCAGGCTTTTCTTTCATCATATCTTGAACGCTTGGAGAACACTTGCCCTTCTTCCAGACTTGCTTGATGTTTCTTGCTGGGTGCTCATGTAGTCTAAAGACAGTTTCAATCGTTCCATGAGGACCATCTTCAACAAGCACCTCTTTAAGTGGCACAGCAGTAAACTTCAAAAGATCATCACCCTCGCCTTCATCAAGTAGCAATGCACCAGTGCCAACAGCCAAATCCAAGAAAGACTCATGGACCTCGGTAGCCAGATTGGATTGATTGATATAACTGAATAGTGTATCAGTCACCTCTTCCAGCTGCTTGTCAATCTTGTTGGCAAACTGTTTCGGTATAGCTGTACCTGCTGAGAGCTTCGCCCACTTCTTGAATGGAGGAACTAATGTCGATTGCAGCCTTGAAGCAAACCTCTGGGTAGCAATCAGTGCTGTCGAATCAAATATCTTAGAGTTCTTCTTAGCTCCTTCAATGTGTTGATCGAATACTTCCCTTTGAGGTAAGGCGTACTCGTAACACTCTTTCCAGTGCTGTTCCCAAGATGCTCGATGTCGTTTAGCTGTCTCATAACGCTTAATGAGCGCAGCAACAGCATCTGTACTTTTCTTATATTTTGGCATAATATTATCCTAGTGTATCTGATACCCCCTGTTCATCTTTAAACATTAACATTGAACGCCCCCTTCTACGCTTCTTCTTGCGAGATGCGTATTGTTCTGCTCTTAAAGCTCTATCTCTGCTAGCATCAGCAGTTACTTCAGCTTCAGACTTTTTAGGTGCTGCTGCTCTTGGTGGTGGTGACGGTGGTGGGTTCTTCTTACCAAACACTGCCTTCGTTATGGCTGCCATTTTTTCTCCTTTTTATATAGTTATATAATTGCTTGGGTGTTACTATCCAAGGCTTCCTTATCCCTAGCAAATGTTTGACCACTGTAACGCAAGTCATCCACCCCCTAAAAATATATTTGTTATGCTCTACTCTTTTCATCTGGGTTATTAAATATCCAGCATCTTCCATAATCTGTGGAACATCATCATCCTCACCATAAGGCAAGATCTCCACTTCCAAAGCACAACCTAGACTTTCTATCACTATCCAATTAAATCCATCCCATTTAAAGGCAAAGCAATGTCTGAACTTCTTTGTAGTGAACACATCCCAGAAATGCAGACCTTCTCTTTCGCTGAACCCAATGTAATAATTATCCTTATTCATGCAACCAGCCAATCAATGTTCGCTTGTGGCTGTCCTGCTCTTTGTTGTTTACTTCTATCTCTGAAAGCTATAGAGAAATACCTAAAGGCATCAGCATAATGAGATGACCAATCATGAAGTGGATGTGGTTTATACACTCCCTTCTTTTCATCAAACTCTTTTCTATATCGTCTGAGTGCTTGAAGTCCTGTCTTACAGTTCTTCTTATTGAAATAGCATTTAGGCAGTATCGCTCTTGCAGCATGGATGCCATCTTCGATACTCAGTTTAGGTACAACCCTGAAGTTTATCCCTAGCTTTCTTGCTGTCTCCAATCTTGACTTACCACTACCAAGCTCCCTGACTTGTATATCATGAGGTGCATAGTGTTGGCCCAAGACAGCCTGATGTTTGGTTCTCCAATCATGAAGCCAATTAATATAGAACTGTAACCCCTCTCCTTGGTTTTCATAACAGTCTACAACTCTGATCTCTCTACCAACCTGCTGCACTAACCATAGGCACATACTGTCAGAAATCCCAAGATCCCAGTAAGTATCAACAGGAATATTAGGCTCTACAGCAAAGTCCATAATCTGGTCATCCTGAATGAACTTGGCAAAGTATGCTCCATCTCTATTGGATAACACCTCACCCTCCCAAACATGATTGTATAGGTCGATGTTCTTATCTTTAAGTAGTAGTCTTTCCTTCTCAAGCTCAGGTGGAAAAAACGGGTTATTATTAAAATTTACCTTACAAGAATATATATGTGATTCAGGTGGTGGATTCTCTACAAAGCGTTGGTATGTGTCATCCATTTCGTCATTAGGGTTAAAGCTAACCCATATTTCAGAGCCTTTCTTTCTTACAGTAGGTATAAGGGTTTCCCAACTAGAATAGGTTACTGATTCAGCTTCCTCAACCCAAGCAATATCAATACCCTCCATACTCTTAATCTTAGTAATGTTGGACCTCATGCCCTCAAAGATAAAGCGTGATCCATTTGTTCCTACTATCTGAGTCTTTTGTACATCAAAATAATCTCTAAGCCCCATCCTTTCGATTGTGTCACCTAAGAGCTGTAAGACTGAATCAGATATAGAACGCTGTATTTCTCTAGCACAAAGGATTCTCGTTGGCTTTTCAAAGGCTTTAAGAATAAGAAGCTGTGCTATAGACCAAGACTTGCCTGACCCTCTACCACCATAAACCACTTTCATCCTCTTTGGTTTAAGAAACGGAGTGAATTGCTCAGTTAATTTCAAATCAATGTTCAACTCTTTGCTCCTCTTCATCAATTGATTCAACCACACTATCAACCACAGTAATAACCACGTTATTCTCTTGCTGGCCTGTTGAATGTAGGTTCACATCTTTAATGTCAGCGTAACCACGATCCTTTAATACCATTGGAGCAAATTTGTTTAATACTATTGGGTTACGATCTTCAAACACTTGCTTATTAATCTCATCTTCCCATCTATCTTTAAGTGCCTCTTTAGCCTGTTCTACTGCCTGTTTGAATGTGTCAAGTTCTTTTGACCACATATAGAATGTTTGCCTAGATATGTCAATCGCCTTACAGGCTTTGCTTACATTACAATAGCTATTCACATAAGCATTGATAAATTTCACCTGTTTATTGCTTAAACCATCGCCAATTATGATGGGTAACTCTTTATCCATTTTAGAAATTCATGTGGTACAAATAAGGAATATATCCCACTATCAATCCAACTAAAATTCCATCCCAGAACTTAGTTCTCTTGCCTTTATAGTATTCCACTGGTGGTGCATTATCTTCAATACCCGCACCTCTTTTAGATACCCATTTTGCTTTTGTCTTTTCTCTTAATATATTTTTCATATTAATGTTTCGTTTGTTTTTTGTCGCTATCTAAATCCACCTTAATTTCAAGACCCTCTTGGTAAATTGCATCTAATGTATCGCTAACCTCTTCGTGAGCCTCTTCCACAGATATTTCTTTTCCTTTAGCAATTACTAAAAGAGCTGCAATATATCTTTCTGGTAGATCATCATCAGGGCCTTCATCTAATCTAAATGTCATCCTTATCCTTTTTTGAGGCTTGCCACTCCTGAAAACCAACCAAGTTCAATTCTCTTATGATTTGCTCGAACTGCCCTTTAGTCAACTCATCCTGAGCAATGTGATGCCCTGCCTCAGCTATTCCCCGAATGATTCTTATCTTCTCGTGCAATTTTTGCAGCACAGTTATCATTCAATCACCCCCATGCTTTGCCAGTACAAATCCTCTGGCCTAGGTAATTGCATGCTCAATGTATCTGCTGCGAATATATCCACTTGCTCCAAGAATCTTGTCATTTCTACAATGCTGAGATTTTTAGCTCTCTTGTGTTTCTTTACATCTGCACCATCTAATTTAGAAGGGAAGCTGCTTTCTCCTAATATTGCTTGTTGTAATATCTCCGACATCTCATCCTTGGTGTGTCCAACCTCATCTCCAATCAAAGTCATCCACATCCAGAATAATTTGTTTTGTCGCTGAGTCCTTGTAAGACTATTCTCTTTTATTTCCAGAACAGCCTTATCGTTTTTACTTGTGTTGAAATGAGATACCATCATATTCTTAGCCATCCTCATGGCTGTCTCTGGATTACCTCTATCAACAAATAATTTCATTAATTAAGACCAAAGAGGTTCGCCAACAAAGCTAAAACCACAAAACCAATTACAATCGCCCACTTCTTGTTGTCTTTAACCAACTCAATCCACTTATCCATATAAATCTCCTTTATTGTTTTAATAAATTTCTTCTCTTGTCCAAAAAGTCTTCAGCTCACATTAAGCCTTTCTTAGTCAAGATCTCTTGGGTTCTTCGCATAGCTCTGAGTGCTTTGTTCTCTAATCCTTCTTTGTCATAAGGTGGTTCTGCTTGTTTTCTAAAATCATAGTAGTCATGACACGAAAAACAACAATAAAAACCATGTATATCTAAAGCTTTCTGCCCCATACCACCAGTATTAAGATGAGCATATACAGTTGTAGGGTTCTCACCACCCGACAAACACCCATCTAGTCTTAACTGACAAGCCATACCTCTGGCTGATTTAGTTATCTTAGACACCTATACCTCTCACCACTTTAGAGTGTGAGATAGAATTCCATTTGTCTCTACCAATGCTGTATTGTTCTCTCAGGTTTTTTAAAATATCCCCATCATCAATAGTCTTAACCCATTCCATAATATATATAGGCAACCTACTCTCTGGACATCCGCAAGTAAACCAGCCAGTAGTCTTTTTAACTTTGTCGCTGAAGTTCATCGAATGAAATTCTTTTTCGAGATATGCTAGTAATTCCTGACCCGTTAGTTTTTCTTTTTTATCTTCAAGTCTCTGGGGAACTTCATTATCAACCCTTTTTAGAAACTCCAACAAATCCCCAATACCATTCTCACTAGGTATATTTGCAACTGCTGCCATTACTTTCGAGTGCTGGAATAAGTTATAGTCTGGTTTCTCAAGACCAAAGAATTCAATTAACTTTTCAATCCAAATATTCTTCACGTTCATCTTGATCTTGTTATAGACAATAAACTCACTAACAATGTCTGTTGCACACTCTTCTACTTTTGCTTTATCTATTACACTCATGATGCTAACCTCGCTGTATTTTTTGCATTTATCCGCATTTGGATTGTTGCTTTTTTAACGTCACTCATTCCATCAACCGTTCCCTTCTTTGGTTGTTCTGTTTCAAAACAATTAAAACTTTTTTTGATAGTTTTCCATTCATTACTTGACATCAAATCCATTACCTTTTTGAGAGTTAATTTATGTTTAGTCATAACGCCCTGAATATCTGTAACCCTTCCTTTAACACCAGCAATAGTTTTAAGTGGAGATTTAATTGATTTACGATAATCAATTACTTGCATAGCTATCTCTTTTTCATAATCATCAAAACCAGAAAGATCAAATTTTTGGTACACACTGATGTTAGTAGTAGGATGTTTGTAGGTAGGATATATCGGATTCATTTCCGAGTTATTTCGGATTTCATTCCGAGTTTGCTCGGATTCATTTCCGACATAGGGAACCTCATCATTCGGATTCATTTCCGACATAGTGTCTGAAAAGTATGTTTTGCCCTTATCTGTAAGGCGAATACAGTCCTTTACACCAGACTTTTTATAATCTATTAGACCTAAGTCATTTAAACTTTTAAGGTGTCTATAAACAGTATCTGGCTTGATGCTTAATAACTCTAGTTCACGGCAGATAATTTGTCTTGATACCCAATAATAAAAACCACCATCAATCTCAACTGGTGTTGCCCAAGTTGA